ACACCGGGTAGCTCTCATCGAAGGTGGGCCAGTCGCGCGGTGAATAAACCTTCTTTGCGGCATCGGTGGTATCAATCAAGGCAGCAACCACCAGGTCCATCAATTCCGCGCTCGTGGTCATCGCACCACCCCCTCACTCAAGCGGTTAAGCTGCAGCCGTCCACCGCCGTGAGAATCCGGCATCACGTTGCGCACGAGGAAAGTGAGATCAAGGCGCGGCACATAAACCCGGTCGTTCTGCTTCGGGTCCGTAGCAAACTGCGCATACCTGATACCCGCCGTGGGGCTCACCGTGGTGAAGCCAATTTTTCCGTCATCCATGAGCATGTCTTTCGTGTAGGCACGATCGAAAATCACATCAATGGCGAAGGGCTCACCACCCGCTGCGGGCAGATAGGTGGCGGGCTCACCGAACTGCGCAAAATTCGGCGCGAGCACGTGAGCATCGAAGTCGATCACGTGGCCCCCTTCGGCTTCACGGTGCTCGTGGCCTCCTTGTTGGTCACGCTCACCGAAGCATCGGAACGCGAGGCCGGTGCCGGGTCTTTGGCAGGCTCTTCGGCGGGCTTGAGGTAACCGAGCCCGCGCAGGCGTTCGATCTCATCCACGGGCAGGGTGATGGTTTCGCCCGCGTGATACTTGCGCTTCTTCTGCCCGGTGCCGTGCAGCACCGTGCGGCCTGCGGCAACTTCGGCTTCGGCGGTTTTCTGCTCGGCATCGGTGTCGTCGTCATCACCGGCACGCAGTGCGGCGGCACGGGTTTCGGTGGCCTTCAGTGCCGCCGCATTTTCAGCGGACGTGGCTGCGCCGCTGCCGGTTTTATCGGTAGCCATAATCGGTGCTCCTGGAGAGTGAAACGGGATTTACTGCGGTGTGCGAAGGGTGTGATTCAGCGGCGGGGCTCAGTCGACCACGGGCGGGCAGACATTGGCAGAGAAGCCCGCATTTACCCGGCTTGGGATGACGATAGGCGCGCTTTGCATCATCAGGAAACGTTGCGCCGGATCTTCATTCAGCCAGGTCTTAGGCGCATACGCCATCGAGGCATAGTTAAATGCCGGGTCCAGGATCATGCCGAAGGCGCGGGTGCCCATCAGGTTGGGCCCGCTCATAATCACGGTCCCATCCACAAGCATGGGCTTTTCTACGTTGTCCACCGGGTCGATGTACCAATCGTTATAGACCCATAGGTTGTACTGCCCCCAGCGGCCCTTAAACACCGCGCCCTGTTCGATCTCTGCGCCTGGGTTCATCTGGTTGCCGAACGGTGCGAGCGCCGGAAAGATCACCGCACCCTTCATGACTTCATCAAGCATGAAGCGCTCGAAGGGCGTGGTAGTAAAAACAATATCCGTCACCTTCGCGCCGCTCGCCTTGAGAATCGCGTGCTGCCATGCGCCAATGTCACCCGATGGGCTTGCGGTGCCTGCGGCGATATTGGCCGGTGTCCACTGTGCCGAGCCGGTGAGCGTAACGCTCAAGTTCGGGTCGCGCCCGAAGTCCACCACCACCGTGGGGTAACCATCACCGGCAATGGTCACCTGCCCCGTGGCGAGCGTGCACGCTGCCATCCATTCGAGGCGGCGGTTGAGAATGTCGATCTGATCTGTCATCTCTGCCGCGAGGTTTGCCATCTCTCTTTCGGGGCCTGCGAATTCACCGCCGATACGTTCGCCCATCATGCGGCGCACCGGGCGGCGCAGGTCCGGTGCGCGCTTGTCTTTGATGTATGCCGGTTTGAAGATGTTCGTTTGAAAGCGGCGTTGTTCCACAAGCTTGCCTTCGACAAGCGGCGAAACGAACGGGGCCATGCGGCGCAGGCCCACATCCACATCAATCGAAACTTCTTCACTGTCAGCAGTGATGACGTTGGGGAAAAAACGATCAAGCAGAAAGTTCTGCGAAACGAGCAGGTTGGGCACCACACCCACGAGGGTGTTGGTGTCATAGGTGAAGCTCGTCGGTGCGGGTGTGCTCATGATTTTTTACCTTTGAACGTGCGAAAAAAAACCCGGCATATAGCCGGGTCTGCTCTCAAACTGAGGTCCGCGCGTTAGCTTGGATCACTCGCAGAAACAACCGAGTTCTTCATGAAGATGCCCGCATTACGAAGGGCAATCATCTGCTCACCCGTGAGGGTGTTGCCGAGCGGCGTGGTGCAATTGCCGTTGAATTGGCCGGTGAGATAGATGCCACCGGTAACGGGGCCTGCAGGCTCGTTGATATCGTCCACGAGAATGCCCATCGGGTCGCCTTCGCCTGCCGAATCCCACGCGGCCCAATCACCCGTTGCCGGGTCCATCGCCATGAAGGTGCCGCGCTTGAGTGCCGTGGTCACATTGATGGTTACCGAGTCGGTAACGATCTTTAGATCACCTGCAATTAGCTGATCGGGAATGTACGTTTCAGAGACCATGCCAGGCTGAAACGGGTTGTTACCCACCGGTGTGACGTTCGTTGCCATGATGTGAAGCTCCGATGAAGAGAGAGGTAAGTGCAGGCCCGGTGTGCGGCCTCACGCGTGTGCGTTACTTCTTCGTGATGCCGAGGCGGCGGTCGTTGACGGCAATAATCTGCTGCGCAAGCGTGGGCTTACTGCCGCCATCGGCCCCGAGGTTCGGCATGGGATGCTTCGCCATGCGCTCACCCAGGCCGCTGCGTGTTGATACGGCCTTGAGATCAACCACGGCACCCGCCGCCGCGCTCGTTAGCAGCGCGATGGCACTGGCGCTAGACATACCGGTATCGAAGGCCAGGTATGCGGCAAGATCGGGCCGTGCTCCGGCTGCGGGACTGTCAAAAATGCGTTTGCACCGGGCCCGCTCCACCTTGCGCGCACCCTTCGCGGTGGTGTCATCCGTTTCGTCGTCCTGCGCCCGCTTCGCGCGTTTGCCGGCAGGCTCATCGGAATCCTTATTTTCATCATCATCACCATCTTCGGCACCGGCATCGGTGCCTTTGGCTTTGCCTTTCGCCTTGCCGTTGGCGTCGTTAACGTCATCTTCCTGGTCCTCCACGTTCTCAATTACCTCATCTTCAAGTTCATCCACGTCCACCGTATCGGTGTTATCCGTGTCTTTCGGCTCACTCGGTGGTGTGGTGTCATCGGCTTTAGCTCCCATCACACGCCCCACGAGGCCACCAAGCAGGTGGGCGTAAGGCAGGGAGCGCTTTGAAGCATTCGGTTGGGCCATTTTGGATATCTCCAAGGGGTTTCAAGGGATGCGCCTGCCTATAGCGAGGCGAGCAGTGAGCGGAAAGCCACATCAGGCGCGGCAACTTCATCCGCAAGGTTGGCGCGCACTGCTGCCGCGCCCAGAAAAGTACCGGCCTGCATCGAGCGGATGGCATCGGGCGGCATACCGCGATTGCGTGCCACGGTCTGCACGAATAGCTCACCCATCACATCTATCTGCTCTTGAAAGGCCGTGCGCGCTTCGTCAGAGAGCGGCAATTCGGGGTAACCGTCACTCTTGCGCGCACCGTGCGTGATGAAGGTGACGGTGAGGCCATCGCGCTCAAGCGCGCGGCTCCAATCCACATGAAGCATGAGCACGCCCACCGAGCCCGCCACACCGGTGCGTGGCACCGTGATGTGGTCCGCAGCGCTCGCCATGGCATAGGCCGCGCTGCAGGCGTTCTCATCGAGCACGGCCCACACCGGTTTAGTGCCGCGTGCCGCATACATCGCATCGGTTAAATCCATGAGGCCCGCCACCTCACCGCCTGGTGAGTCAATGTCAAGCATCACGGCATTCACTGCCGGGTCGGTGAGGGCGGCAAAAAAGTTTTCGCGGATACCGTCATAGCCCGTCATACCGCTATACGGGTGCAGCGTGCCGAGCTTCTGCACGGTGGTGCCGCTTATCTCGATGCGGGCAATGCCTGCGATGTTGTCATAGCCGGTGGATGGCGCACGGGCACTGGTGCCGCCATCGTCATCATCTTCGAACCAGTCGAAGGCCATGGGCGTGAGTGCCTTGCCATCGGCACGCACGATGCTCGATATGCCCAGGCGTTCGGCAAGCACGGCCATGATGATTTCGGCCTTTTCAGGCCGGATGGCGAGCGGCACATTGAAGAGCCGTTGAGCGAGGTGAGCGAAGCGCATTAGACGGCCTCCGGTTTTTGCTGCACCTGCTGTGCGTTCTGCATGCCTGCCCAGGTGGGCACCGGTATGCCACGCTTTCTGAAGGCTTCAATCTCACGCGCACGCTGATCGAGCACTTCCTCATAATCGAGGCCCTGCTCTGCGCACTCACTTTCGAGCGTAGACAAACCCGCATCCATGCCGAGCACTGCACCCTGCTTTTCTGCGACGGGATCAATCCACCCTTTACCGGGCCCAATCCACTCACACCGCGAGTAAGCCGCGCGAGCTTCGAAAAACGGCGGGGCCCCTGGTGGCAGTGGCAGGGCATCCACCTCAAACGACTCTTCGAGCCACGCGCAAAACACCGGTTGCGCGAAGCCTGCCGCAAATTCATGGCGGCGGCGGGTGAGTGTTTTCCATGCTTCGAGCAGGGCCGCGCGAGCGCTCGAATAATTCACATCACTCCAATCCTGCGAGAGTTGTTGTGCACTAATGCCGAGCGCTGAAGCGCTATTTCGTAGCACTGCACTCTCGAATTCTTTGAAGTTCGAAGTAGGCCGCGCCGCATTAACGGTGTTGATCTTTTCACCAGGGAAAAGAATAGGCATGCGCGCATCACCGAGCACGATGCGCCGGTCGTTGTGAAAGTCACTGCGCATGCTCTGATAACGCGATAGCTCCGAAGCCGCATCATCACCGATGGCTTCTTCAACGAATTGATGGTCAAACGGACTTTCGATGTAAGCGCCGAAAATCGCGTTGATGATCGAGGCATCGAGTTCGGTGGCATCGTATTTCACGAGCATGCGAAGCCGCTGCAGGATCGGTGTGAATACACCGGCACCACCGCGGTGTTGCCCGCCGCGCTCGTGCTCGAAGTCATGCACCACCACGGGCCTGCCCCACCAGGTTTCACGCGGTACGCGCTCCCACACCATCGACTCACCCGCGTTGTACCAGTCACCCGGATGAGCGCGCCGAATCCAGTACCCCACCGCCGCGCCCTGGTCATCAATCTCAACCCCGCCACGCATGTGCGCAAGGTCAAACTGCTGATACGGGTTGCCCAGTCTGTCAGGGTCGATCACCTGCAGCGCGGTGGCATAGCGGGCCCGCCCTGGTGCCACGCGTTCGGGCAACCACTGCGCCATGCCGAGCGCTTCACCGTCCACCAGCTTGTGCCGGAACGCGAGCCGATAGAGTTGCGAGAGCGTGAGTGAGCGCGAGGTGTCTGCATATCGGCCAGGGTCATTCGCCCACATCCGATAGTGCGCCTCAACCGTGCGCCCAAACTCATCGGCCCAGTCCGGGTTGAAGCCTTCATTGCCGGTGATGGCACGCAAGGCCCGGTAATCCGGCTTTACCAGTGGCCGCAGGTTTGCGCCTACGGCATTGTCAAGAATGCGCGTCACCGCGCCATGCGCCCACCCATCGTTGCGCACGAGATCGCGCACGCGTGACACGATGCGATCACGGAAACTTAAATCCGTGTCTGCGCTGCCGAGATAGGGCAGCCACGTTGCCATGTGCGCGCCATAGATATCGGCGGCGTCATACGGCACCGAGTTGCCACCGGCGAGCGCGCTCACCTTCGGTGATGGCTTCACGCTCATGGGCTTGCCGCCCGCATCGAGAATCGTCACTTCGTTCGTTGCCATGATGCTCACCGGTGGTAGATGAAGCGGGCAGGATTGCGGGCACGGCACACGATGCCAAGCGCCTGCTGCAGTTGCCGGATGTAGGCCGCGAGTTGCGCGAGGCTTGTCGCGCTATAGGTCACCGAGCGCGTGCCATCCCCCTGCGTGTAGCTGTACGACACGCCCATGCCACCAAGCTGGTAACGCATGTAAGCGGCCTGCGCATCGGCAAGGGCCTGCTCAAGCGCCTCACGTGACTGCCCCGCAAAAAGGGATACGCCCGAGCCGCAGCACCGGGTTGCGTAAATACTCATTTGGGTTGCACTCCGAAGGGATTAGGCCAGGCGGCTTGCAATCGAGCGCTTGGCGGGTGCCGTGGTGGTGACCACCGGGCCCGTGGGCCGCTGCGTGCCGAGCGCCTGCGGTGTGTCACTGGTGGGCACGGGTGCGGCCTGTTCTGCCGGTGGCCTCGATGGCTCACGCGCACCGGGCCGCAGGCCGTCATATGGCACGGCCACCGCTTCACACCGGCGATTAAGCTGCAGGCCGAAGTGATAGGCACCGCACAAGGCCGCATACGAATAAACACGGCAATCACCGGCCTCATTGGCCCGCCCGCGTGGCAGTTCCCACACCCTGAAGCGGTGCCCGCCGAGCGTTTTGGTTACCGGCACTTCGGCGGTGAGCTGGGAATACCAGCCTAAATCGCGGTCAGCCGGGAAGTGGCAATAACCGCTGCCAGGGTTCTCGATGTGAAGCCGCGCCCGTATCGTGTCTTTCGCTGCATTCACACCCACAATGACAGGCCGGAAACTTGCCTTATTGCGGCGGCTCGGTCTCTTCGTGGGCCACACCGGTGAGCGTGCGCCGCTGCGTGCGCTCTCACCCTTGATGGCCCAAACGTGCCGGTTTAGCCGCGCCTTCGCAAATTCATAAACCTTCTGCGTGGCGTGGCCCGAATCAATGCACGTGGCCGTAACGGTGAAGGGCCTGCCATCGGCTCGAAGCCATATGCGCGCAATGTACGCATCAACCCGCTCCCATAGCTCGGTGCCTTGCGGGTCACCTTCAATCACCGTGTAATCAATCGACCAGGACTCTTCATTACGGCCCCAACCCACGGTTTCGGCTTCGGCGCGGTCATCCTGCACATCAATGCCCACGGTGATGACTCCCACACCATCGGGCACGGGTGCGGCCCACACCTCACCACGGGCCTGCAGGGTTTCAACCCGCAAGTCTTTGCCCGCGTGTGGCCGGTATGGCAACCCGGCCTGTGTGTTCCACCAGGTTTGTCGGCGGTCCTCATCATCGTGCGCCGCGAGCCACTTGGCAGCGATCTCACGCGGCCTGTCTTTCGCCCATGGTGAGTACAGCTTGCCCGCCTGAAAACCTGCATGCGCGTTATCCACGCCCCACCTTGCGCACTCCGGGCACTTCGCGCGATACACCGCGTGCGTGGGGCCCGTGCTCCAATCCCACACCGCAGACACATGCGCATCGGGCTCATCACCGGCCTCATCACTGCGCCATCTCTGCTCGTAGAGATCGAGCGGCACGTGCAGCTTGCCGCAGCAGAAAAACGCCTTCGTTTGATGCCACCGGGCCGTTGTGAGCGCCTTGAGGCGGTCTGCTTCACTCCATGCGGCACCACACGCTTCGCAGTACAGGCGGGCCGTGGTGGCGTCATGCGTGTGCTCCTGGTCATCCCCGCTTTTATCCCACTGCACATGCTTGAAAAATTCGGGAAACATCCGATGCGAGCAGTGCGGGCACACGAGTGAGGCGCGGCGTTGGTCACTCTCCATGAAACTGCGTTCAATGCGTGATTCATCTTCGATGGTGGGTGAGCCCGCACGCACCGAAAGCGAGTTGACATAGGTCGCCATGCGCTCATCAGCGAGGCCCACCGGGTCACCTTCACGCGTCACCGGGTAACGGTCTACCTCATCGCAGAGCACCACCCGCACCGGCCTGCGTGCGAGGTTATCGGGAGAGCCCGCACCGGCGAGCGCGAGAAACCCACCAGGGAACGCCTTAAAAAGCAGGCTCTCTTTCGCGTTGCGGGTCTTACTGGTGCCCACGATCTCACGTAGCACCGGTGTGACTCTCACAAGCGGTGTGATGCGTTCGCGGCTGAAGGCTTCGGCGGCTTCTTCTTTCGGCTGAAGTAGCAATATCGGGCACGGGTCAAGGTGCGCGAAGTAACCGAACACGTTTTCCAGAAAGGCCGTTTTGAGTAACTGCGTGCACGTCATCACGGTAATGGTGTGCACACCGGGCTCGGTTACCGCAAGCATGGGCCCGCGTGCTATTTCCACGGTTGCGGTCTGCCATGTGCCTGAGAGCGCCCCGGCTTCGGGTGCCAGCTTGCGGTAACGGTCTGCCCATTCAGGCAGCGTGATTTGCGGTGGTGGTGACCACCCCCGCCGCCACGCTGCAATAAGCTGCTCAATCTTCGCTGCTTCGGATAACAGAGGCATCGGGTTCCCCCATCACACTCACGTGTTGGTGCACGAGCCGCGTGAGCGTGTGCAACACCGCTTCAGGCTCAACACCCAGTTCGGCGGCGAGAAAGGGAGCCACACGCGCGGGCCAGTTGAGCCAGTGGTCACGGGCACCACGGGCCTGCTCGAAGAGCACCCGCCGTGCGGCGTCCACCGTCACGAGCGCGCCCGCCCGCTGCTCATACTCAAGCTGGCGAAGCGCGGCAAGTGAGCGCTCTTTCTGTAGCGTGATGGCGGCGAATTCGGTGGAGCTTGAAGGCTTCGCATCTTCGGGCCGCTTCAGCGGTCTGCCGCGCTTGCGCTTCGGTGAGCCGTCCACATTGATGGCCGGTTCCGAATCTGGCGGCGGCGTTTTTTTCGCTGCCGGTTTTTTCGGTGCGCGCGGTTTCGGGTTGTCCTGCGCCCGCCACTTCGTGCGCAAAAGTTTTGGATCAACACCGCCATCGGGCAGCAGCGTGAGCCGCCCATTGCGCACGGCCACGCTCACCGTGGTGTGCGATACGCCTGCGCGTTTTGCAAAAGCCGCTATTGATAATCCGTTGCTCATAGTCGTTTACGAATGTGCGTAGAAAATCGTTAGCTGCACAAAAAACGCACGCGCGCGATGCCCGTGTTGCTCGGAAGGGCGGGAAGGACCCAAAGGGCACCCCCCCCGGCAGGGGGGGCATGCGCCGCGATGGCTTCGGGAGTCCCTTGCCGCCCTGCGGCCTTCTGCGGCCCCGTGGCGGGCCTGCTGCGGTCACGGCAATGGGTCGGTGCGTGCGAGCGTGCAGCGCGTGCCACGCGCCACGCGCCACCGTGCGAGCCACGCGCGCATAGTCAGGTTCGAGCCCGGTGAGGTGTGCGAACAAAGCCACCGATTGCACATAGGGCATCACCCACCAGGCGAAGCGCACCGATAGCCGATAGGTCACGGCCACGGTGATGGTGAGGTTGTGTGTGCTCATGCCGGTGGCTCATCGTCCGGTTGATCGAAGCCACGAAGCAGCACGGCGGCGAGGTTCTTGCGCTGCAGGTAGCTCATGGGTGGCAGCGTCAGCATGGCAGGCCCATCACCACCACCGCGTGCTATGCGCACTAGCAGTGATTCGAGGTAACGCACCTTTTCGCGGTCTGCGTGCCACGTGTCTGCGATGGCGCGCACCTCATCAGGTGACAGGTGCACATGGTCACGCTCGGCACCGGCCTCCATGGCGAGGCGGTGAAGGCTTGGCGGTTCGTGCAGTAGCGTGGGCATGGGCTTATGCCTGCGCACTGGTGAGCGCCACCATGGCGAGGTCAGAGCGCGCCTTGCGGTCTGCCCATCCGTTCGGCATGGCCGATGAGCGCGCATTGCCGAGATTCACGATACGTGAAACGGTCAACCAGTCGGCGGCATCACCGTGATGAGAGGCCCCGTGTGTCACCCACCACCACGCGGCAATGCGTGCGGCGTGAATGGGCAGCGCGGCATTGGCCGGTGTGCGCACGAGATCAATGCCGAGCGCCTGCTCTGCGCGCGTGTAGTTGTCACGCCCGGTGATTTGGATGATGCCCCGCCCGATGAATGCCCACCCGTCACCGCTTGCCACGTCACCGTTGCCCATGCGGCTCGAATAAGCCTGGTTGGCAATGGCTTCGGGTTGCCGCTCGATGCGCATGGCGAGCGCATTGGGCACGCGGGCCCCGCCCAGGGTGCCACTGCTGAAGCGGTTCGGCCAGGTATTGGCGAGGCCCTGCGCCGAATAGTTGAGGTTTTCGGTGAGCTGGGTGAAGTCCGCACTTTCGTGGCCGCACTGCCCCAGAAAGGCCGCGAGGTTCGAAGCCGTATCAATGCCGAATTCTGCAGCGGCATCGTTGAGCGGATCGAGCCACGCATGTGCGTTGGCACGCGGCACCGCCGCGCCTAGTGAGGCGAGTGTGAGCATCATTGAGACCACCTGAAGGGAGACTACTGAAGCGGTTCGGCTTTCTTTCGGCGCGAGATGGCCGAATCTGCGAACCAGTAAGACAAGATGCCGGAAAAGATCGCGGCGTCGTCCTCATTCCATATGAGTGCCGAGAGCGAAACCACCGTTGCGGTGGATGGGCCTGCGGCCTGTATCACTGCATCACGGATAACAATGAGCTTGAAGCAGACATACAGCGCGAGCATAAAAAACGTGGTGATAGGCCGCACCGAGAGGTTGAGTGCATCGGCCCACTTCACCCCGGTGAGTTGCGCTTGCGCCTGCTGCGCGATGACCATGGCTTGCGCCTTTGCGCGTTCGAGCGCGGTGCGCCCCACGGCATCGAGGTTTTCAACCCCAAGCTTCGCAACTTCAAGCTTCGTGTTGTACTCCACACGGGCCCGCTCTAGTTCTACCTGCGCGAGTTCCACCGCATTATTCACGGCGTGGCGGTTGTTCCATGCGGTGATGATTTCGGGAATCAGGCGCAGGCCACCGCCACCGAGCGCGCCGATGAGCGTCATGATGGACGATAGCGAAAACATGGTGAGCCTTTACGGGAAGTCAAGCCAAGCGCGCCTTATCACGCCTTAGCGCGCCTTATCGCGCACTAGCGCGCCGTTTTGATGGCCTGCGCGAGTGCCTTATCGAATTCGGGCTGCAGGTTGCGGTTGATGATGGCCGCAGCGGTGGCACCGAAGGGCAAGCGCTTTTTAACGGGTTCCGGGTCACTGAAGCGAATGAGCAGCCTGAGCCGCCCGGTGGTGTTCGCGCCGCGTGTGCGCTTGCGCTTGCCGCGCCGGTTGTTCGCACTCTTGAAGGTGGGCCGCTGCCATATGCCCCGAATCTCTTCACCGTTCTTTGTTTTCACCGCACCTATGAACACATCCGAACGGTTGCGCAGGCGCGCGATGGTATTGCGCCGGATACCGCCGTAAGTGTTCAGCAGGGCCGAATCTTTCGGGTTGAGCACGGCGCGTGATGTACCAGGCAACACCTGCGTGCCACCATCGGCATAAGGTGCCAGGTATTTCGCGGCAATGGGCCGGATGTACACCACGGCGGTGCGGTTGCTCTTGTTCGCCTTCTGCACGGCGACCGATTTCACGGTGAAGGGCGTGGGCTTATCGAAGCTCTTTTCAAGCTGCTCTCTCTCGGCATCCTGCACCTTGAGGGCCACGGCGTTAATGGCCTGCGCGGTGGCAAAGGGCACCTGCTGCTGTGTGAAGCGGTCAAGCTCACGCGTGAAGCGCTTGATATCCGAACGCAGGTTGAATTCAAACATAGGGCGGGGCCTCAAAAGCCCGCCACCGGTCACAAGCGTGGCGGGCTCACGCACTAGCGCGGGCAGGTATCAGGTGCGAGGTGTGAGAGCAGCGGCGCGCACGGCGTCATAAAGGCGGTTCTGTTCGAAGAGCGTGAGCACATCGAGCGGGTTGAGATCACCCCACTCATCGTAAGAGGTAGTGCGCCCATCCGGTGCCGTGGCTTCGTCCACATAATCAAGCTGGTTGCAGTCATTGAAGATGACCACATACCACGCGCCGAACCATATGCCGATATCACCGCAGTAAATCTCATCCCACGGGCGGTAATCATCAATGCGCAGCGGCACCGTGCCCGATGCGGCAGCACGAAGCACGGCGGCAAGTTCTTCGCCTGATATGGCGGGTGGGTTTGAAGTAGGCGCAGGCATCACGTGTATCAATTGATAGCGATTATTGTGCATGGGATGCAATTGTCAAGATTCATTAGCAATCCGTGCTTTCTGGTGTAGGGAGTATCCCAAGCGGCGCAAGGCCGGTTTCGATTGCCTGCCAGGCGTCATCAATCACCCCGGCCTGCATGTGCACACCCTTGCGGCCCTTGCGGCCTTCGAGCCACATGCGCACGGCGGCGTAATGATTGCCCACGGTGTTGCGGTGCACGTCACACCGCGTGGCAATCTCCTTTAAATCTTCGCGTGAGCCGAAAATGCGTTCGATGATGGCCCGCCGCACCTGATAGTGAGAGAAGCCGCTCACCTGCGCGGCACTCTGCTCGGTGAGCCACTTGATAGCCCCCTGCCATTCAGGATTCGGGCGGTGCTTCGAGCAGCACACCGCGCCGCAGGTGCATGGCATTTCGCGCGGTGCCGCCCGCGCCACGAGCGTGGCGAGGTGTAAATCGGATAGCTCCCACAAGGCGCGGCGGATCATGCCCGCCTGCCCCGCGCCATCGAGCCCCACGAGGCCCATGCCACTGCCGAGCGCGGGCCCGCCGAAGCGCGTGCACATGAGTGATGCGCCGTACTGCTGCGTTGAGTAGGAAAGCGCGAAGCGCACCGCATCGAAGGCCGAATCAAAAATAATTTCACCGTCCATCACTGCCCCGCCAAGAGAGTGTCAACCATGGCAATGCGCTCGCCTATCCACCGCATCACCGGCACCGCCATGGAATTGCCAAGCGCGCGATATCGCGGCCCATCGGCAGCGAGTGCGCCACGGTATGGCACGAGCGTGTAATCATCTTTGAAGCCCTGCAGGCGTTCGCACTCGCGTGGCGTGAGGCGGCGCACGCCGGTGGCGGGCTGCAGCACGGCAGCGTGGCCGTTGGTGTGGCCTTCGCGGCGCAATGCGCCTGCCACGTCACCGAGCGCGAAGCCGGTGTTGCCGCCTGCGGTGCAATCGAAGGCCAGGGCCTCACCGTCATCACCTGCCATGGGCGCAATGACGAAGGTTTCAACACTCGCATCCTGCCGCTCATTGCGCCCGGTGAGTGCCGCCGCCACATCGGGCACGAGCGTGGTGTGATGGTCAATATGGCGCGCATTGCCGCGTGTGAGCGCGCCGGCAATCTCGCCATCACCGCGCAGGTTGCCGAGTGTGGCCGCGCCGCGCGTGCCTGCCGGTATCAGTCCGCCATTGCATTCGAACTGGGTGCCGAGTCCGCCACCGCCTGCAGTGCGTGAGCTAAGTGCGCCGGTAACTTCGCGCGGCGTGCGGCGCGGCGCAGAATGCCCCTGCAGGCCCGCGCGCTCAAAAAGTACCGCCGCAGGTGGTCGCCAGTCTCCAGGATATCCGATAACGAACACACGGTTGCGGCGTTGGGCCAGGCCGAAGAATTGAGCGTCAAAAACCCGGTATGCGAACCCATACCCGAGCTTTGCCAATGTCCCGAGCAGGGCACCAAAAGCCCGTCCGTTGTCCACTGACAAAACCCCGGCGACATTTTCCCAAACGACCCACCTGGCAGAGAATCTATGAGCAAGTTGAGCGAAGGTGAGCATGAGCCCACCACGCTCATCATCCAGGCCTTTTCGGTTTCCTGCGACGCTGTAACTCTGGCAGGGAGTTCCACCGGCGAAAACATCGAGAGTTGCATCGGGCCACCCCTGGGTTGTGGTCATATCGCCTAGATTCGGCACGAGCGGATAGCGGTGCGAGAGCAGCGCGCAGGCGAAGGCATCAATATCGGAAACGAAGGCGCAGCGCCACCCAAGCGGGGCCCATGCGCATGAAGCGGCTTCGATGCCACTGCATACCGAGCCGAACACGAGCGGCGAGCGCATCAGCACGGTGCCACCTTCATGCGCCATGTGCGGTTGCGCGCGTGCGGCTCAAGCGCCTGCAGCATGCCCCGGTGCTCACCGCCTTGCATCACCACATCAATGCGGTGCTCGGTGAGCGCGAAGATGGTGGCCGGGTGCCACACATCGGCAAAATCCCCTTCGCCTACGTGATGAAGCTCGTGCACTTCGATCACATCACCGGGCCTGAGATTACTTTGCATGGTGCTCACCTTCGTGCTCGGCAATCCACGCAAGCGCGGCGCGGTGCGCTTCGGCATAGCTGCGGGTGGGATGCGTGCCCGCATCGAGGCCCTGCCGGTAAGCGCG